CTAGAGGAAGAAAATCGCGCAAGCATAAGTCAGGAAAGCGAACAAATGGCAAAGATTGAAAAGCGAACTAACGAAGTCCAGTTCGAACTGAGAGCCGTTGAAGGTGGCGACGGAATGACCTTTACCGGATACGCCGCAGTCTTCAACTCTCCTAGCGAACCACTTCCGTTTATCGAGCGTATCGCGCCCGGAGCATTCAAGCGTTCACTAAAGGCCCGCAACGATATCAAGCTTCTATGGAACCACGACACCGGAGCAGTTCTAGGTTCTACCCGGGCTGGAACTCTAAAGCTTGAAGAAGATAGCTATGGACTACGCGTAACCGCTATGCTCCCAGAAACTTCTCTAGGAAAAGACGTTCGCACTTTAGTCCAGCGCGGCGACGTATCGGCTATGAGTTTTGGATTCTCAGTTCCAGCTAACGGTGATTCTTGGAACACCGACGGAACCGAAAGAACTCTAAAGAGCGTAAGGATTCACGAAGTTTCAATCGTGGCATTCCCGGCCTATTCTCAGACCGCGGGAACCGCAGCCGTTCGTTCATTCGACGGAGTAGCGAAGCGCGCAGAGGTTGACGCAGACCAACTGGCAGACGCTATGCTGGCAATCGAAGACGGCAAGGACTTATCTCTAGAGCAGTCCGAGCTTCTAACAAAGGTAATCCAGCGACTAACCCCGCAGGAAGAAGCCGAAGCTGAAGCGAACTCCGAAGAGCTAACCGCGCTGGAACTAAAGAAGAAGAAATTCGAACTACTAATGAAGAGGTTATAAATGGCAAGCAAGGACGCAATCAAAGAAGCAATTCTAAAAGCTTCAGGTAATCCTGAATATGGAATAGTTGTTGATAATGTAGAAGCTTGGGCGCAAGCAATCTGGGAGCTAGACAACGCAGCTCCAGCTAAAGAAGTTCGCGTCACAGAGGCTAAAGAAACCCGATAAGGGCCGTCGAGGATTTCCCCCTTTCTCTCGACACGCAACCCCGCCGTATTCCTTTCCGGCGGGGTTGCTTTTTACCCGGATTGGTAGAATATAAATAGCGGGTCGAGTCAGCACCCCGTTGCTTCGTATGAGTTAGCTCTACGTAATCCAATCAAAATAAACTAAGGAGTAACAATAATGTCAGACTTTCTAAAGTCGCAGGTTGAAGCCCGCAATAACCTAATCGAGCAGGCCCGAACAGTAATCGAGTCAGCCGAAGCGGACAAGCGCGGCCTAACCGTAGATGACCAAGCAACAATCGAGCGTATCGAGAACGAAATTTCTCAGCGCGACGCAGCTATCGAAACCGCTAAGAAAATGGAAGAGCGTGAAGCCCGCGCAGTAGACGCAGCCCGCAACTCTTTTATTCCTTCTAACGAGGTTCGTCAGGACGCAGATATCCTACGCGCAATCGCTAACGGAGAAATGCGTTCACACACATTCGCACCAGAGAAGAGAACCCTTGTTCCTTCGGACAACCTAGTTCCAAAATCTTTCTACGACGAAGTTTTCAGCGTGGCGAGACAGGCCGGGCCTATGCTTACCGTTTCTCAGGTAATCAATACCGCAGGTGGAGACACTCTAACAATCCCGACTCTAACCGGATATTCAACCGCAACAATCAAGAGTGCTGGTTCTGCTATCTCAGATTCCGAACCCGTTTTCTCAAATGTCCAGTTAAGCGCATTCAAGTATTCCTTCCTAGTCCCAGTAGCGAACGAACTTCTAGTTGACTCTTCACTGGATATTTCTGCGCTAATCGCGGAGCAGGCTGGAAACGCAATCGGTTTCGGAATCAACACAGGACTAACAACTGGAACCGGAACTGTAGAGCCAACTGGTATCTTCACAACCGGAGCCTCAGCGGTTACAGGTGGCACCGGAGTTTCAGGCGCACCGACCTACGAAAACCTAGTGGACTTGCTTTACACACTAGACGGACAGGCTCGCTTGCTTCCGGGTGTTGGTTGGTTGATGAACAAGACTGGTCTTGCGGCAGTTCGCAAAATCAAGGACGGTTCTGGAGCGTTTATCTGGACAGCTGGAAATATCGCACAGGGTCAACCAGACCAGCTACTCGGTTACCCGGTCTTCGAGAACCCCGCAACTTCAAACGTCGGAGTAAACAACTTCTCAATCGGTGTAGGTCACTTGCCTTCCCTGAAGGTACGTCTAGCCGGAGGAATCCAAGTTGCTCAGTCAGCGGATTACGCCTTTAACGCAGACGTCACAACCTTCCGTGTAACTGCCAGAGCAGATTCAAAATTGACACACGCAAGCCACTTCGTCAAATTTAAGGGTGGCGCAAGCTAAGCCAAAAGCATTAGCTAACAGACTGGAGAGGTCGCCGGACGGTAGGGTTTCGGCGGCCTTTCCTTTTGTCTTTTTAAAGTGATAATGTTTTTCTATGACTCCTACCAAATCAAAGAACCCTGCTAACCGTGAACAGTTCAAAGGAACGGTTACGCTTTATTCGAATTCGCCCGACCAACCGACGGGCTATGGGCAGCAAGCCCGCTACCTAGTAGACCGCCTGAAGCGTCACGGCTTCGACGTTGCTGCTCTTTCTAACTACGGACTTGAAGGAATCAAACGCGAACTGGAAACGCCTTACGGAAAGATTCCACACTTCGCCCGGGGCTTCGATATGTATTCCAACGATTCAGCTCCAGTAGACCATAAAACTTTCTCAGCTTCTAAGCCAAACCAACCGAACGCTATGATTACGCTTTACGACGTTTGGGTTCTTACTAATCCAGCGTTCAACGACATAGACATTCTGAGCTGGGTTCCGCTCGACCACATAACACTTCCACCTAGAGTCGAAGCTTTTCTAAAAAAAGAAAAGGTGACTCCGGTTGCTATGGCTCCGCACGGAGTTAGACAAATGGAAGCTAAAGGGATTGAGTGTAAATACGCACCGCACGGAATAGATACTAAAGTTCTAAAACCAACTTATGAAATAAACGGGCAGTCGGTAGAAGAACATATGGGAACCAAAGACCGCTTCGTTGTAGGAATGGTGGCCGCAAATAAAAGCTCGGGCCTAGTTCACCGGAAAGCGTTCTCAGAAAATCTACTCGCTTTCTCAATCTTCCAGAAGAAGCACCCGGACGTTATGCTCTATCTTCACACCGACCCAGTTTCTAAAGGTATTGGCTGGAATCTAGTTTCGCTTCTTCAAAGCTTGGGCGTAGATAAAAACGACGTAGCCTTTCCGAATCCGTTTAGTTATCGGTATGGAATTCCGCAGGAAACTCTCGCCGGATACTATACGGGAATGGACGTTCTTCTTGCGACGTCTTACGGCGAAGGCTTCGGAGTCCCGTGTCTTGAAGCACAAGCCGCAGGGACGCGCGTGGTGGGTTCTTCTTGGGCAGCTACTCCCGACCTTCTTTCTGAAGATTCTTTCTTAGTAGAGGGCCAGCCTTCTTGGGATTCCGGGCAGGACGCGTGGTGGCAGGTTCCGAACGTGCCTTCAATCGTTGCCGCGCTCGAAGAAGCTTACAAGCTAGGCAAGGGCCGTTCGCAGGTAGCAATCGACTTCGCTTCAGACTTTGACGTGGACAAGGTTTGGACTAAATACTGGTTGCCGATTCTACGGGAGAAATTCGCCTAATGATTCCAGTTCTAGGCTTCGCCGTTTACAGTCAATTCGACAAGGCAGATAGATTACTAGCTTCGATAGATTACCCGGTTAGGCATTTGGTAATCATAGATAATTCTCAAACTCAAAACTGGGAACCGAAGAAACCTGAATCGGTAGAGTTTTTCTTTGTCTTACGAATGCCTTATGGAATCGGATTAGTCGGAGCTTGGAACTTAGTAATCAAGTCCACTCCTTACGCTCCTTACTGGGTTTTGATAAACGATGACGCTTGGTTCGAACCGGGAGCATTACAGACAATCGCGGAACAAGCTGACCCGGACGCTCTAAACTTCGTAGACATTATCCCTGAATGGGCTTGCCTAGTATTTGGAGAAGGAGCAATCGCTAAAGCCGGACTCTATGACGAACGGTTCTATCCGCTCTACTTTGACGACAACGACCTTCACCGAAGAATGATAAAAGCGGGAGTAAAAGAAAACAAAATCCCCGCAAAGATTCACCACGAAAATTCTTCTAGCCTTAGCGGAAAGAGCAACGAGAATAACCGAACTTACGCAGCGAATCAAAATCTATTCAACAAGAAAGTAAACGAAGAAGACTTCTCCCCGGGCTACTGGGACTTAGAAACTAGAAGGGCTAATCGTTGGGATTAAGAATATATAACGGCGGAACTTATGATGTCTTTCATTGGGGCCACGTTGAAATGCTACGCAGACTAAAACAGTTTGCGGGCGAAGACGGAACGCTTATTGTTGCCATAAATACAGACGAATTTGTTAAAGAGTTCAAAGGCAAATCGCCCATAATGACCACCGAGGAAAGAGCAGCGGTAGTTCGGGCTTGTAGATATGTGGACGAAGTTATTATTAACTATGGCGGGCAAGATTCAAAGCCAGCCATAATTCAAGCAAAAGCGGACTTTGTGATTACTGGAACGGATTGGTCAGATAAGGATTACAACTCCCAAATGGGCTTTACTAGAGATTGGCTAGAAGCTAATAAAGTTGGGTTCGGGTTCTTGCCCTACACCGCAGGTATTAGCTCGACCGCTATAAAAGCCCGGCTGGTAAGATAGAAGCGAACAAAGGAAAATCTTATGGCAATCGTAAATGGTTATTGCTCACTCGCAGAAATCAAGGCTTCCGCAAGAATCTCGGATTCAGTCGACGATAGCCTTCTAGAGCTTGCGGTCGAATCAGCTTCTCGAATGGTGGACAGCTACACCCAACGCTACTTCTACAACGCTGGAACTGCGACCCGTTTATTCGCACCGCAGGATTCTTACGTTGCGGAAATTGACGACCTAATTTCTTTGACGACTCTTCAGACTTCGGACGGCGACAACTTCGGCACAACTTGGGCCGCTAAGGATTATCAGCTAGAGCCACTAAACGGAAACGTGGACGGTCTTACAGGACACCCAGCTACCCGTATCAGGGCCGTAGATGACTTTATATTCAACGTCCTAGACGGAGAAGCAACCGTTCGAGTTGTCGGCGTTTGGGGCTGGTCAGCGGTTCCAATCGCGGTAAAGCAAGCAACAATCATTCAGGCCGCAAGAATTTTCAAGCGTAACGATTCGCCTTTGGGTATCGCTGGTTTTGGCGAAATGGGGGCCGTCCGCGTGGGCGTTCAACTTGACCCGGACGTGAAGCACCTAATTGACGTTTACAGAAAAGTTAGATTCGCGTAATGGCTTCGATTACCGACCTTCGGGCTGCTCTTGCTACAGCCATTGGAGCTATCTCTGGGCTTAGAACTACCACCGAAACACCGGACACAATCTCCCCGCCTATCTCGATTATCAACGTCGCCAGCGTCAATTATGACAAAGCTGGTTCCCGGGGACTAGACGAATACAACTTCGTCATTACTTGTATCGTTGGACGCGTCGGGGAAAGAACCGCGCAAAGACTTCTCGATTCTTACGTGACTCCAGCCGGGACTTCGTCGGTTAAGCTTGCGATAGAATTAGACAGGACGCTCGGTGGGAGATGTGATTCTCTCCGAGTAACCGATATGCGGAACTACGGCTCCATTGTCATTGGCGAAGTTACCTATCTAGCCGCTGAATTCAACGTCGTAGTTTACGCACAATAAAACCGCTAGGAAAATAGGAGAAACAAAACAAATGCCAAAATATGTAGTTATCAACCCAAAGGTCACAATCAACGGTGGAACAGTTTCAAGTTCCGTCGCTGCCGCAACTCTAGAGCTTACCTCTACCGATATTGACGTGACCAGCTTTGGTTCAAACGGCTGGACAGAAATTATCGGTGGACTAAAACAGGGAACAGTATCCCTAGACTTCCACAGCGGATACGCCGCTGGTGAAATCAACACCGTTCTAAACCCGCTACTTGGAACAATCGCAACCGTAGTAATCAACCCAAACGGAACAGCTACTTCTTCAACTAACCCAGCTTGGACTGCGCTTGTTCACGTGAACAGCGTGACTCCAGTAGCCGGAGCAGTTGGCGACCTAGCTACGTTCTCAGTTTCTTACCCAACTTCGGGTTCCGTATCCTTCGCAACCGCATAAGGCTAGAGAATGAAACTAACCCTACGCATTGAGTTCGCAGACGGAACACACAAGGACGTTCTTGTATCGGCTCCCGATATGGTTGCCTTCGAGGACAAGTATGACATTTCGATAGCAAAACTAGACGACCCAAAAATGGGCTGGTTGCTTTTCCTAGCTTGGCATTCTGAGAAGCGAAGAAAACAAACAGACAAAGAATTCGAAGCTTGGCTAGAACTAGTAGACGCAATCGGAGCAACAGAAGACCCAAAAGTTCCAGAATAGTTGGGCTAGGCGATAG